ATTACCATAGGAAGTAAACGATGTTCTGCTCTCTGAACTCTGTGATGTAAAGTCTCTTCTGTATCTCCAGCACAAATAGGAACAGAAGAAGAATCAATACATCCCCCAGAATCTAACTCTTCAGTCACATAATGAACTGTACAACCAGTGATTTTATCTCCACTATCTAATGCCTGCTTAACGGCATTAAGACCCTTATACTTTGGAAGTAATGATGGATGAATATTAATTATCTTATTCGGAAAAGCATTAATCAATCCCGGTGTAACAATCTTCATCCAACCAGCAAGAACTACTAAATCAACTTTATGTCTATTAAGTTTATCGATGATTTTTTGTTCATCAATACTCTTAATACGACAGTTGGGAATACCCAATCGTTCAGCCCTTTCTTGAGCACCACATCCTTTGATATTGTAGATCATAACTACAACTTCATGGTCTGGACAATTCTCAACAATGTTCTCAAAGTTAGTTCCGTTTCCAGAACACATGACTCCAATTCTCATTTAAGTCACAAGACAAGTTTTTTAGAGTTTGGAGTAATCAACTTACTACCAAACATTTCATTATACTTCTTACAGACATCTTCCTGAACCTCTGCGACATATACGACATGAGTTTTGGAAATCGTAATCTCTGGGTCTTCTTTACTAATCACGGTTGCCCATGGAGCAAATCCAACACCATTATTAGTTGGAAGAACTACAAGACCATTTTGGACTGTAATAGAAGCAGCATTCTCTCCTATGAGTTCTGCGATAACTTCTTCACCAGTCACAATTCGTAGCAGTTTTACATCAATCATTTTAATTTACCTCAACTAAACTCACATTCTACCATAATCTCAGTCAAACAGGCAAGTAAGTTTATTTCTTGGTCCGCCACAAATGCCATTTGATACTGATACTTAGCAAGCACAAGCACAGCAGCAGGAATACTATTCGGAACCAAGGAATCATAACAAGCATCGTAAATACGACGCAACAGGACAGTAGTATCATTGTCCAGGTTATTGACAACCCATTTACGTACTTCGGGAAAATTCTTCTCTTTAAGGTTTTTAACCAGTTCATTGACGGCAACATCTGAAAAAGTGGCAAGAATACCAGAGTCGATTTTCCCACTTACGGAATATCTTTGACATTCATTAAGAACACGTCTCCAATCAGGAAAGTGCTTATTGATTAATTCTACCAGGACCTTGTTATCATATTCAACACCTTCTGCATCCAAGATTTGTCGAATGCGTTTGAAGAACTGTGCTGCAATACCCTGTCTTTCTTTTCCTTTGATTCCAAACTCAATGACGGCACACCTGGAGTGGAGGGGTTCAAGGATTTTGTTTTTGTAGTTACAGGTAAAGATGAATCTACAATTGCCAGCGAACTCCTCAATAAACGCCCGTAACAGGAGTTGTACATCATTGGATGTGTTGTCAGCTTCGTCAATGATAATGACTTTGTGTTTAGAATCTGACGTAATCGATACGGTCGAAGCAAAGTTTTTCGCATTATTTCTGACGGTATCAAGGAATCGTCCCTCATCGGATCCGTTGATGACATATACATCTACTCCAAGTTCTCTACATAGTGCCTTTGCTACTGTTGTTTTACCGATGCCTGGAGGACCGGCAAGTAGCATATTAGGTATCTCTCCCTTATCTAGGAAAGATTGAAAAGTCTTCTTTGTACTCTCAGGGAGAATACATTCTTCAATAGTTTGTGGTCGATACTTCTCAACCCAGATGAAGTTGCTCATAATCAAATCTACTTGTCCTTTAGTATATCACAACCTTTCGGTTTTATGTCTAAATCCATACCCTGTCCTTGATTGTCTGTCTTTGGACTTCCCTCATTTTTCTTTTCAGTTTTTTGAAATGAAATTCTTTTGTACCTGTTAGCAAATATATCAGGACACCAATAGGTCACAATCCAATTAACGGTAGGATTTAGTTCCATGTGTTTCTCAACACTATGTTTCATAATACCTATTTGAATGTATCCATCATGCATAATACATCCCCCACCTTCTAGTTCGTAAAGGTAAAGTGTTTTTATTTTTTCTTCTTCCATTCATACCCATTCAGGTTTGCGATTTGGCAATCTCAAGTAATTATCGCACACCCATGGTTTAGATGCAATGTACATCTTATACGCTTCGATAGTACTTATATTCATATCAAACTTAAACTCTTCAGGCATTGCACGAACAAAAGGTGTAAGTTTTGATTGATGAATAGCATCTAATGGAAAGATTTTATTTGCATGTGCAAGAGTATGAAGACATGAATGAATTTTTCCATAACGATTAGAATATTCTTCACATAATGCAAGACCGTGCCGGATCAACCATCTAGCATTTGCTACCGTCTCATTTGCCCAGATAGTGCATGGGTGATTACGGAAGGCACCCTTATCGGTCGCATATGGGGTTCCATCGGTCTTAGGAAGAGTTCCATACCCGTGCCCCCATTTGTCTGAGGCAACGATAGAGAGCATCTGACAGCACTCTAAGGGCATCTTGACGATGTGCTTATCAGGAAGAACCTGTGCCGACTTGACTGGAGAAAAATCTGTTACAAAAATGTTCATGTTAAAAGTTTGCTGAAACTGATTGCCAGTAAGAACATAAGCATTATAACCACATCCCAAGATTTTGTCCTTATAAAGTAAGGAACTGAAATCATATCAGCAATGAAGTGCAATGTAACTCCAAGAGTTATGTTGATATGGAGAACAACAAAGTATGCAGTAATCACTAGGATACTACCAGTTATTCTCATTGGGACATCAACTTTAGTCATTTTAAAGGTCGAGTAAAGATTTCAGATACAATATCTGTTGCACCCATTGCTTCATACATGTATGTGGCACCTGATCTGGGATTTGTATGGTCTCCACAGGTAAACACATCACATACTGCCATACCATTCTCCGGCCATGTATGAATACTAATGTGAGACTCGGCAAGAAGTGCTACGGCAGTTACACCATGAGGTTCGAACTTATGTGATGAAATATCTAGTAAGGTGCTTTCAGATAATGTTGCAGCATTTGAAAGCACATTACGAATATGTGCTTCATCATCTAATAATCCATATGGACACCCTTTAAGGGTAAAGAGAATGTGTCTCATCCGAATGTTGAATCGGGTTCCAGAGCAATATAATACTTGAGATTGTGTTGCGTATTCGTGAATTGTGACAAAAGTTTAGAAGACACTACTACCTCATAGGCACCAGGAATAATCTTGATGTTTTCTACCTTAAAGTTAAACTCAAAATCATCACTGGTCTCACCAACAACAATGGCATACTCATTGGAAGTATCGTTCTTCTTATCACGAACCACCAGTTTGATGACACCATTCTCACCAATCGCAGACATATCAGGAAGTTGATATACTGCTGCTGCTTTCGTCAATTTTTCAAGTGTTACACTATCCAACTGGAAGCATACATCTTGAGATGGCAATGTAATCTCCTTCTCTGGAGGAGCAATAATTACATTCGGGTCGGCAAAGAAATACTTCACACGACGTTTGCCTTCTTTGATGCTTAAGAAACTGTCTTGATTGAAGTCAAGATCAGGATCCTGGTGAAGACTCAATCCATTCAAAAACTGATTGAGATCATAGATCGCAAAGTCCCGTGGGAAATCTTCTTTGATTTCTGCTTCAGCAAGAATGTTCTTTGCTACAGAGATAGTGCGAAGTTTGTTGCCTTGCTTTACAAGAATAGAATTATTGATACCCGCAAAGTTCTTGAGGATAGCAAGTGCATTGTCAGACAGTTTCATTGTTTTTTCTTTGAGTTTCATTATTATTGAGGGTAGGTTTCACGTTCTGCATTCTTATCATTGAAATGCATAAGAAGAACAGCATAGTGAAGGATCTTCATTATATCACGACGTGCCGTACCTTTCTTATCGTATCGTGATGCATACTTAAGAATGTTACATCTAGAGAATGCTTCACCATCTCCACAAGCTTCAATCAAATCCAGTGTCTGAATTTTATCGTCACCAGCAGAGTAATGTTGCCTATAGGTCCCTCTAATATACTCAAGAAGTTCTTTTACAATCTCCTCCTCATTATATTTGAAAGGAGTTGCTGTTGGAGTTGGAATAAAATCAATAGGACTTTGTTGCGTATTTAATTTAATGTATTCATCCATTTTTAAAATTTCATCATAAAGCATGGACCAAGAGTTAGTCATAACTCATTATATCAAGAAAAGTTGTGTGCGTCAAGAGTTTCTTTTTGCTGCTCTTCAGTAGGCAACACAAAGTCGGCATCCACTTTGTCATAAAGTTCCAAGAATGATTGTTTGGTCTCATCATCAAAACGACTCACACAAACTTGAATTGCTTTTGCTTTATCTTTGAAGATACTGAAAGCACGGATGATGTGAACCAAACGACGGGTGCTGATGATTTCATCAATACCACCATCATAGAAAGTTTTGCGAATGATGTCTGCCCAGTCAACAAGACGTTTACAGAAGTCACGATCTTCCAATCCAAGATCCAAAGCAATACCCTCAAGGATTTTCTGTTCAGTTGCAGGAGTTGGATATGACTGCTCAAAGGTTACTGGGAAACGTTCCAAGAATGCTTCGTTGAGAACATTAGTGCCGATAAAACGACCATCTTCAGAACCTTTACCTTTTGTGTTCGCAGTTGCAAATACATTAAAACCTTTTGTTGGTCTTACATACTTACCAATTTTCTTCAGGAACACACCTTTACCTTCAAGGATGGACTGGAGACAGAGGATTTTATTGCTAGCAAGGTCAACTTCATCGAGTAGCAAGATTGCTCCTCTTTCGAGTGCTTCAACGACAGGTCCGTTATGCCAAACAGTTGCCCCATCGACAAGACGGAAACCACCAATAAGATCGTCTTCATCAGTCTCAATAGTAATGTTTACACGAATCAGTTCACGTCCAAGTTGAGCACACGCTTGCTCCACAGATAACGTTTTACCATTACCCGAAAGACCCGTAATGAACGTTGGGTAAAAAAGACGGGACTGAATAATTTTTTTAAGATCACCAAAGTTACCAAACTTGACGAAAGTATCATCTTTATCAGGAATCAAATTTTGTTCAAAGGTAGGCATGGCAGGAGGTGCCTGATAAGTTTGTTCAAGTTTTTCTTGAATATTCAAGTTCCACTTACCACGACCAACTTTATAATCAGCAATTTTATTTGTAACTGTTTGATAGTTAGACCCATTCATCGCACACCATCCACGAATATCAGAACCAGTTACAGACTCTCCATAAAGTTCCTGTAAGGAAGTGACGATGTAATCAGCAGAAAGAGGCATGATCTTGTTTTGTTGGTTTCAACTGAAGTTATTATACAAGAAAAAAGGGGTCTTGACGACCCCCAGTGGACAGTTTAAGAATTGGTCAGATGCTCTTTCAACTCTTTAATCAATTTTCTACGAGAATGTCTCCTGTCCAGTTCGATACCAACAGTTCTACCATACTCTTCAAGTTCATCTTTACTCATTTCATCGATAGGAACATCACTCTCATACGGAAAAGTTTCGACAACTTCTTCTACAACAAGAGGATCAGGAGCAATTGCTTCTACAGGTTCTGAAGGGACTGCAACTGGAGTAGGTTGTGCAGGTGCTGCTGGAGCTGGTGCCGGAGTTTTTCCTCCTATTAAATCTCCAAATCTAGACATTCTTAATACCTATTATTATAGAAATATTTATCAGGCAACAAGTCCCACAAACTCATTTAGAATTTTCTTATTCATTTTTTTGTTCTTCAAACTCTTCATAAAAGATTTTTTGATTTGAGTTTTGGAAGCATCTTCTGATACATCAAATTCAGATTCACCTACAAGAGTTGTTGCCGAAAGAGCAATATAAGAGTGATAACCAGAATTTTTGATAGCAAATGATCTCTCTTTTTTCCACTGGTTTTGTATTTGCTCTTTTAATTTATATTCACCCCAAGTGTAACGACTAATAAAACGATTAGAATCACGAGACTCAAGAACACGAATACCAATAAAATTAGTGTCAGTAAAATTGTCTCTCAAATTTTGAATCAAAATGTCAGTGTAGTCATCCCACATAGAATCCAAAGAATAAGTGTTTCCCGTTTTACGATCACGAAGATAACAATTATCACCAATTCTACCAAGTCCAATAAAAGGTTCATACTCCCAAGATCTTTGAATCTCACGATGATAAGTAAGTCCATAACCCTCACCATCAGTCAATACGACACACTGAACTTTTTGAACTTTAGTATTTTTCTTAAACTGTGGAATGATTTGGTGAAGTGCAATCATCGTTTCATTCAAGGGTGTTCCAGACAATCCCATTCCGACAGGTATAGAATACCTTCCACCAAAAGTAATATATTGTGCAAGACGGAACATATTTTTTAGTTGTTTTTCTAAAGTTTTAGAATTAACTTTATGTGACAAAATGTTCATCAAAGAAAACTGTTCTCCGACCTGCATCAAACCATCTTTTTTCTCATATGGTCTTTTACGACAAAGTTGTTCACCATCATCACTTACTAATGGATACTCATTCGTGAATGCATATACTTCAAACGGAATAGCAACTTTCTTACAGAACCATACAAGATTGAATAACTGCTTCATGGTGTCCATCATTACATGGGTCATCGAACCAGACCAATCGAGAATGAAAATCAACCCATGATCTTTACCATCGGCAAGTGTGGTTACTTTCTTGAACAAGTCTTCGTTGTATTTGTAGGTGTGGAGTTTAGAGCAGTCCAAAACTCCAGTCCGACTAGTAGTAGCACGAGCATAACTATTAGCAGATTTTCTACACTCAAATTCTTTGACAAGATAATTTACCTCTTTCTGTGCTGATTTTTTGAATTTCAGAAACTCACTATCAACATAATCAAACAGATAAGGATCATGTGGATTGTCCCAGAGTTCATCACATCTCTCATGTATCTCTTTATTTGGAACAATAATATCATCAAGATTAACTTTAGGAAGTTCTACATAAACATTCTCAATTCCATCCATTGATGCAAGTTTTTTAATTGCATCCTGTAATGAATCCATAGTATCAACTTTAGGTTCAGAATTAGTTTCTCCACCCTGACGAACATTCTCGGTGTCTTGCTCGGTTTCTTTCTCGGTGTCTTGCTCAGTATCGGTACTATCTTCAGATTCTCCAGGTTGCTGTTGTTGCTCCATAGAGTTATCAGACTGCTCTTCGGATGAACCAGAACTTTGCGATTCCAATGAATCCATATCAGTCTTAGTATCAGTATTCATCTGATCCTGACAATACTTATAGAGTGCCTGTGCCGCAATCAGAACATCATCAAAGTCTTCACAACCCTCAATCATGCGAACGATAGGCATCTCTACATATTCACCAAAAGGAATATCAACAAAGTTACCAATCTTAAAGTGAAGATTTACACGGTCGGCAAGATTCATCTTACTTACATCTTCACACTCAACACCAAAGAAGTCCTCATCGGCAAGAACATTATATCCTTTATAAAAAGTCTTTGAGATGCCAGCATAACGACGCTTCATCATTTTCTCAATGCGAACATCCTCCACCACATTCACAAACTGTGGAGGAATCTTATATTCTTTTATCCAATCACGATCTGGTGTATAAAGTGCATGTCCCACTTCATGTGCCACCAACATATCATATATCTCATTACCTGCCTTATCCCAGTTCGGCAGTGTCAGAACACGAGTATGAACATTGAAACATGCAGTCTCAACATTCTTGTTCTCAACCACAAGGTCTTCTTGTGCAAGAAGTTTGGCAAGTTGAGATTTGATTTCGTGCCTGACGGTCATTGATTTGATTCGTATGAACGTAGTATACAATAAAAAACCACCCCTATAAAGAGGTGGTGGACAGTTTAGGAAGTGGTTTAAAATTTGAAAGGAGAAACAATGATACGAGGTTCAACATAAACTGGTCTAGTCTCACCATTACCAGAAGGATCAGAACACAATACCCAAGTTCCTTCTGCACTCTCTGGAGAGAAAAGACCATTAGGATCTGCCTGAGGCATCAGATGACGATCACCACCTTTCCATACAAATTTTTGGGGATTGGTATATTGTGTTGCTACGGGAAGACCATATCCAACAGAATTACAAAGAAACACAGGAACACCAGTTACTTCAGGAAAAGTATAAGTATATGTAACCAAACCCTCTTGATCTCTCATCTCAATAATTTGCTTCATCAACTTACGTTCACGGAAGTTTTTGATTGCAGGCATACCTGTTTGTGAAGTTGCTTCCTTAAGAATTAGTTCTTGAGCACCTTGTTGTTTACTGTCAGAAGTTTCTTCAACGCAACCAGTGACAGTTGCTCCCAAAAGTGCAATTGCGGCAATAGAAAGAATAGTTTTCATGATCAGTTAGGTAGATTGGAGATAAAAGATTGAAGTTCAATGGGCATCGCATCAGCAGGAACTTCAGCAGCACGATGACGAATAATAGATGCGAGTGCTACTTTATGTTCAGGAGATGCTTTAATATACTCAAACTGCATATTCTGCAGTTCTTGAATAGCACCAGTACGAAAAGATTTTGATTGCTCGAAAGTTTTTCTACGAACATTCTCATATTGTGGAGCAAAGACTGATGTGAAAATAACACCATGATAAGCAAGACCCCAGGTTAAGGCACCAAGTCCAACTACTCCCCCGGCAATAACAATAAATGGTTTCATCTGTTTTTGTAACTGAAGTCATTATACAAAAGAACCTCCCTTTTTGGGGGAGGTCATGTGGCAGTTCTTGAAGTGTCTCAGTGCTTCCTTTCGGGAACGCATTGCCTGAGGTTTCAGTTTTCGTTTCTGTTCTTTCTTGGAGTGATGCTTCCAGTTTGGGACTTGCATTGTTCTTTGATGTATCAGGACATCATACGTGAAAAACCTTTGACTTTCTCAAACCTTATGACACTTTGGAATTTGTCATGTAAGTCTGACTTATGAGAGATAACGAATATATTAGCATCCTTTATCACATAACGAATAATTTTTAGGAACTCTTCGGTTCCAAATCCATCGAGTGAAGAGTCAAATACTTCATCCATAATCAACAGGTTAGTGTTTACGGAATTTTTGAGTCTCGCAACTTCTCTCCAAGTGAAGAGTAGAGCCAAATCTACACGCATTTTTTCACCTTCACTAAAAGAACTATAAGAAAAGTTTTCGTGAATAGGTGACTCAATGGTTTCACCGAACTCCTCATCAAGTTTAAAATTGATGTAGAAATCCATCATTTGAAGATAACGATTAACCTGCTGATTGATAAATGGAAGATACTTCTTGATGATTTTTGTTTTTACACCATCGTCCCGAAGGAGGGAATAGGCAAAATCGTAATGAACGATTTCTTGTTTTTTGTCTGAAAGATATTCAATTGTCTTTTGGAGATTGTCTTTAAACTGCTCTAATTTCTCATTCTCAGTATTTCTGTTTTGTAAGTTATTGGTAATAGTTTGAATTTCATGTTCAAGATCTCTGATTTGTCTCTGGTTGAGGGAAATCCGAGTATTGTTTTGAGAAATGCCATGCGTTAGTTTTGTAATCTCCTTGGATAGGGAATTGAATTGACGTTCTCGTTCCTGTTCGAACTTGATTGTTTCTTCAAGATCTTCATAACCTTTCTTGAGTTCCTGTGCTTTATTTTGAACGTCACTAATTCTATTTACACGAAACTCTTCTTCTATGTCTTGTGTACAGGTAGGGCAGACCGTATTTTCTGTGAAGAACTTATGCTCTTTGGTAATGGTCGCAACCTTTTGGGAGATTTTACCTTTAAGATTGTTTAGTTTTGATAACTTATCATGAGCACCAGTAACATCACTCATCTGTTCTTGAAGGGTTTCCATTCTATAATTCAAATCTTCATTACTTAACATATATGTGTTTTCTTCATCCAAGAGTTTATCAATTTTTACCTCATTAGCATCAATATTCGCATGACCACGACTTTCGAGTTCTTTAATAAACTCTTGCTGCATCTGCATCTTATCTTTGAGATTATCTTTTTTGATATCTAAAGATTTAATTTGTTCTTTCTTTGTTCGAATATTATCTTTAATTAGACTATTCATAGCAGAGAAGATACGAATATCCAACAAGTCCTCAATTACCTCACGACGATTAGAAGTTGTGAGTTGCATAAAGGGGACAAAGGTGCTACTACCAAGTATAACAATTTGTGTAAATGATTTATAATTTACCTTAAGAATACTCTCCTCAAGAATGCGTTGATTGGCACGATCATCTGCTTCCTTATGAAGTGGATTACCATTCACCTCAATATCAAAGATATTTGGTTTGATTCCACGACGAACCAAATAGTCACGACTATTCACAGAGAACTCAATCTCTACTAAACAATCCCTCTCATTTGTGGCATTCGCAAGTTGTGGTTTATTAATCTTACGAAATGGTTTATTGAATAATACAAATGTAAGTGCATCTAACATCGTAGATTTACCCGCACCATTTGTTCCAATAATCAAGTTGGTATGATGTTGTTGGAAGTCAATCTCTGTAAATTGATTGCCGGAACTTAAAAAGTTTTTATATCTAATCTTTTTGAAGGTTATCATTCTTAGGAGGGATCACAATGTCATTAGGTGTAATAATCGTATACTTGTATGAATAATGCTTACAAGTTTTTATAGCAAGGTCATCATCAACTTCTACAATATCCATATCAGCATCTTCTTCGTCATATAGCATCATAGCATATCTTTCCGCATCATCTTCTTCCTCAAACAAAAATAACACTTTATTACCGTGATTATCCTGAACGGCATAAGCACCATCATCTTTACCATCTTTGAGAGTTAGAAGATACATTTACTCCACTTCGCAAGCCTGACTATACAAATCTTGGAAGATACCTTTGATAATGTTTTTATCGAGATCAAATTCAGATTCATCAATATATCGATTTAGAATTGAAAGTGTATTCTCTTCTTCATCAATATCAAATTCTTCAGACTCTTGAATTTCAAAGTTCTCAATTATTTTTAAATCATGAACTCCAACAGTGTAAAGTTTATCAATAAACTTCTCAAAATCTTTTGGTTTTGATTTTTTACGAACAATAACTTTTACAATTTTGTTTTCATATTCAGTTGCATTGAAGAGTTTATGATTGGTATCTTCGTAATAGATATTATAAAATAATTTATAAGGATTATTAACTGGAGTATGAGTGAGGGTTTCCGTATCAAAGATATGAAAACCTCTCGTATCATTTACATCATTCCAATACATCTCATAAGGATTTCCTAAGTAGAAGATTTTTCCGTTGTCTGATCGAGTGTGATAGTGTCCCGAGAATACTTTTTCGAACTTGTCAAATAGTTTGCTGTCCATACCGTCTTCCATGACGTGGCCACGATGAGCTCTAAATCCGTTGAGCTCAAGGTGCCCCATCGCACATATGCTAGATGTATTTTTAATAGATTTGACAGTATTCTCAAAGTTCTCTGCATTGATCCAAGGTATAAACAGTATTTTTAATTTATCTAATGTAATCTCCGATACTTCACTATATGTCTTAATATTATTATAAGTTTGTAAGAGAAGTTCTGGAGAGTTTACATTATTAGTATTCTTATAGTAACAATCATGATTACCAATAATCATATGAACATTACAGTTTTTGAGTCTATCAAATACAACTCTCTTTGACCACTCAAGACTTTGATAATCAATTGACTTGCGACTATCGAAGGCATCACCCATGTGAACAACGGTATCAATTCCTTCTGCTTCTAGAGTAGGAAAGAATACATCATCATAGAACTTCTCAAAATGATCATGAAGGTGCTTAGAACCCTTCCTTGCCCCATAATGTGTGTCAGAAATTATACCAATCTTCATCGGTTCTTATATTGGATAGCGTCTTTGATACTATTATACTCTGAACTATGCCCAGAAAGCAAGCTATCGTCAATAACCATAACTTCATCAAATCCAGTCTTCTCAATAATCTTAGTTTTAATTTCCAATTGCTTCTTCTCCTTCTGTATGCGTCTCAGGAAGGCATAATGAATAATCTGGGTAAAGTATGCGAAAGGGTTTGTAGACCTTGCTGGGTCGAAGTTGTGAATGTATTGGACGCAATTTTCTATCCCATCAGAAATCATATCTTCACGGAACATGTAGTTCACAAAGTTGGGTTTGTATGAGAGGTGTGTCGCAATCTTAAGAAAACACTCACCAAGATAATCTGGAATGCGTGGTTTTCCTTCCCATCTTTTTCCTCTTTCCTGTTTCGGAAACTCGGTGAGGTCTTTATTGAAAGTCTTCATATATGACTTTTCTACCTTGGTTCGATAGACAATCATTGCCTCTAACAATTCTTTATTATTTACATAGTGTTCAGATTTCTTTTTGGGCATAATCCATTACTCTTTAAAGTATAAGTTATATCAATTATACCACACTTTTAAGAGGGCTTGACAGAACCCTGGATTATCAGTAGAATACCTTTGTTAGGGTTAAAGAGAGGGGCTTAGCTTTCTTTAGTATCTTCAAGTTTAAAGATATTCTCTAGAGACTTTCTTGCTTCTTCTACCGAAGATAAGTACCCCATCTTTCTAGAAGGTTTAACAACACCTTTAGTTTTTTCATTAGAGGAAGATTGAGGATTATAAACTTCTATATCATCTTCATCTTCAAGATAGTTAGTATATATCTCGATCATTCTTTTATCATGAGTTTCTGTCATGGTAAGAATTTTATCAGGTCTTATAATAAAGAAATCATCAGATGCTAATTCCATCCATGATTTAACTTTAACGTGCATTCCATGTTGAGAATGTAGAAGTTTCATTGTGATTGGATTCTGCATTACAATCAAAGGATCACCATCATTCTCATCAATAGAAATAAGTGATAATACTTCTTCACCAGATACTAGTTTTATTATTGCGTAAAATTCATCTCCCATATTAATTCTTTAGTGGTATGTTTACAATATCGTAATTAAAGTTTTCTTCGTTATAAACTTTAATTCTTTCGATTAGATGATTAAGTGTATAGTTCCTCCTGGATTTGTAGGATATGTCGTCAGCAATGTCATAGAGAGTTGCCTTGGTCTTGTTATTACCTTTCCTAAGCACCCTTCCAATAGACTGGAGATTCCGAATTCTAGATTTGGATGGAGAAGCAAAAATGACATTGTGGAGATTTTTGATATTAATTCCTGTACTGAATGTTCCGTATGATGCAACAATAATCGCATTATTTTCTTTTTCAGTAATCTCCCTTACTTGTTCTCGATCCTTTGTATCTACTCCACCATGGACAAAAAATACTTGTCTTTCATCAACCGTATTATTATTTATCATGTGATATAGTGGTTCACCATGACCCTCAACTCTTGCAAAAAGAACTAGAGTATTTCCTTTGAGGTCTAATGCAAGATTTCTTATGAACTTATTTCTGCGTTCATGATTAATAATATACTGAACTTCTTCTTCAAAGTTTTCGAACTTATGTGCTGGGTGCTTCAGTAGAAGTACATTGATATCCAGTTTAGCAACATGACCCTTCGCCATCAACTCTTCGGTACGAATGATTTTGTACGAAGCACCAAACAATCCCTCAAGAACCCATTTATGAGTTTGTGTTCCATCAAGTGTTCCAGTAAAACCAAAACGATATTTTGCATCAGCAAGTTTAGACATTATAGATATTAATGACTTTGATTTAAACTGGTGTGCTTCGTCTCCGATAACTACATTAAATCTTTCAAAATATTTTCGGGGAAGTTTGTAGATAGACTGCCAGGTAGTAATAATAACCTGAGAATCTGTTTCTCTTTCCTTCCCCGCATAGATCTTGTGACAATATGAACCTACATCCCAACCATAGTCTGCAAAGTCTTTATACATCTGCTCTACTAGCGAAGTCGTCGGAACGACTATCAGAATATTTTGTTTCTTCTCAACGTAATATCTCACAAGAGAATATATCATCAGAGACTTTCCAGAAGCAGTTGGGGATATCAACAATTTTCTATTATGTTTTAAGGCGTCGTATACTCCCTCAACTTGGTAATCTCTCGGAGAATACTTACAAATAGCATTCATATAATCTTTTACACCTTCCTTTGAGATAAAATCATTCGTCTCGAAAGGAAGACCATAATACTTATTATCTACAAACTCATAAGTATATCCGTGGTCATCACAAAACTTTGTAACCTTATCTAACAACCCAACATAAATCTCTCCTGTTTGAGTATTAAATAATCTTATCTTTCCATCCCAGTATTTACTACGATACGAGGACATAAACTTTGCACCAGGAACCTCAAAGGTAAACTGGTCTGATAATTCGTAGTATACGTGAGGTTCTGCCTTAACCTGTAAATATACTTCATTCTTTTTTGATATAATCAAATGAGACATAACTCATAGGTTCACCTATAAGTATTTAGTTCATGTTGTCAAACTGATGTTCTAAGATAAGTCTATAAAAATTATCTCTCATTGCGATTAAATTAATTTGTTCTTCTGGTTCTCCCCCAGACCATTTTTGAACTGCTTGTCGAAGTCCTTCATGAATAAGTCTAATTCCTCTGATATTTAATTCTATAGAATAATATTCGTCGTCCATTAGTTAAAACCTGCTTGGAATTTGTGCCAGTCTATTGAGTTCTTAATTTGGAAAGTTCTATTCGAAACTGTCTTGATAATCTCTTCTAAGAACTTAAGCATTACATCATAATAACGAACTTTCAAATCAATAGTAATTAACTTCTCATCAGCATCCATATACCTCTGTAGTGCCTCTTTATCTCTAACTTTGTATGGGAATGGTTCTTCGGCATAAACCTCTGCTGTTGCCTTTCCTGTATAGTAATTATATCTTTCTAATCTTACTCGATTATAAGTTCCTCTTGCCTTCTCTCTTAAAAGAGTGATGGTATTATATAGAGTATAATATTTTGAATGAAGTTGTGGAATTTTTAATGATTCGTCATGTAGGTTATCAGGGTCGATTTGAGAATCCTTTTCCCACATCTCCTGAATTTGATCAAGGTTCATAAGGGTGTTCTGTTGTCAGCAGATAAGATATTGTAGATAGTATACTTGAAAGTGACCTCTGCTGTAAAGTAGCTGATATCAGTATCACTTGCCTCAAATTCTAAAGAAGTCAAATATGTTGGAAATAAATCTCTAAACTTTACAATAGCAACATCTCTAAAATTACTATTTAAAATATGAAGACTTCCATCACTAAACTGTTCTTTTAAATCTCTAACTCCATCATCATTCGTTATCAAATCCCTAAATTGTTGAGGTGTTTCTGGAAATCCCAAACCAGTCATCCAATTATGAACTGCCATATAATTTTCCAGATTCTCATCAACTAAAAATCTCAAAGAGAAATCTCCATAAGATAATCTATCACCAGGAACATCTAAATCCTTAAGATATGTTGGTTGAATTGCAGTACCTAAACTAATTTCTGGTATTCTTGCTGAATTACAGAAAAAGGAAATCTTTGGATTTTTTGCTAGAGTAAACTTAAAACCAACCGGTGCTAGAAAATTTCTATTGTTTATTTGGTTGGGAAAATTGCAAGCCATTTTTATTTTTATTTAGATAAAAAAAGACCCCCCGAAGGAGGTCTGTGAGTGTGAATGCCCGTAGGCAAATATCACATGAGGTTTTGAACCTTGACTCTTCTGTAGTAAGAGTTGTTGTTAGTTTGAAGTCTACCGGAGTTGTTAACTTCTCCAGTTCTTGCACCATCAGCAAATGGGTTGGCAACAATGCCGTAACGAGTCTTAAAGCCGATCTTAGGCTGGAAAGTGTTCTCTCCAACTGCACGAACCATCTGAAGAGGAACGTAAGGGCAGTAGAACAGACCTG